GTCTTGATCCAAGAAACATTCTGTTTGGTGGATCAGGCATAACTTCTGCTATTGGTCAAAAAATATTTGGTAAAGGATATTCTGCATTAAATAAATCATCTTCTGGCAAATCGCTTGGTGATAGTGGAATGCAATCACAAGCATTAAATGCTTTAATTATTTCCAGCAAAAATCAAGAAGCACAACTTTCTATCATTGCAAAAAATACAATGAATAGTAATGCAATGGCCAGAGACATGAATGTTATGCGCCAAAACATTATGAAATTGGTAACAATGGGTGGCGGAAAAGCATCAAGAGGATCAGATATGTTCTTCAAAGATGCCGCCGCAAGAGAATCTGCATATGAAAGTCAATTTGGAAAAAGTGGTGGTAGTAAAAGTGTTTCTCCTGTTGCAATAAGTGCTGTCCCAAAGAAAGAAGACAGTGGCGGATTATTGTCCACGTTGGTAAAAGCTGTCGGAGCAATATCTGTAGCAATACTGACACTAGGAACAAAATTGGTAACGGAACTTGGTGGAATAATTACAGCATCTATTCAAAATTTAGGCGCAGTAATTAAGACCGCCATTGAAACTTTAGGTAATGTATTGAGTGTTGCTTCACTGGGCAAAGCCTTAGGCGGTGGAGGTGGTACTGCTGGAGGTAAACCTCCTGCTGGAGGTAAAACACCATCTTCAAATGGAAGAAACTTACTTATGATGGGTGGACCCGCCGCCGTTTTAGCTTTAGCTTATTCCTTCAGAGATGAAATAGGAACATTTATTAATGAACAATTAAAAAATGCTGGAGTTCCAAATCCTTCTGGAAGTAATGTTGATCCAGATGGTCCAAGAGCAGGAGGTATTGATATTGGCAACAAAGTGGGTTATAAAGCAGTTGAGGGTGCATTGGCAGGTTATACAGCATATCGTGGTGCTAAGGGAATTGCAGGAATGTATAAAGCGCCTGTGCCAACAGCACCTTCTCCTATGACAAAAATTCCTGAAGGTAAACCATTAACATCTTATGGAAGTGTTGGCGAAAAAAGAGAAATGGTAAAAAATAAAACCATGTATGAAAAGGTTAAAGCATTTTTTACAAAACTTTCCAACAATCCAAAATTGATGAATGTATTCAAATCAAAATTATTAAAGAGAGTTGGTGAAGCGGCTATGTTAAGAGTAGTTGCAATAGGAACATCAATTGCAGCCGCGCCGATGACTTTTGGTCTTAGTCTCGTATTCGCAGTTGGTGGAGCAATATGGGCTATAAATGATTTAATTGAAATATATAAACTTATTTTTGGTGAAGGAGGTCTTTATGATGAAGTTATGAAAGAGGATGTTACTGAATCAAAATCTCCAACTCCAGTTAAGAGTGATGAACAAGTGCGTTTAGGTATGATGGCAGATGCGGCACAAGCAAGTGGCAATTCAAGCAGTTCTCCATCAACTGAGCCATCAAAAGTTACATTTGCTGGATTACCAAAAGAACAGCAAGATATTGTGTTGAAAAAACAAAGAGAAAAAGAAGGTTTTTATCCTGGAAGTTTAACACACGACTTAAATAATCCTGGAGCTATGTTATATTCTGAACAAGCTGCCAAATTTGGCGGTGTGTTAGATACTACAGGAAGAGGTGTAGGAAAAGTTAAAGGAAAATTTGCTAAATTTCCAACACTTGAGTTGGGAACAGAGGCTCAAAGAAATTTATGGTTAAGTAGTGGTTATGCTAATTTGCCTTTGGATCAAGCAATAAACAGATGGACAACAGGAAAATTAGAAGGCACTGGCGATCCTGGTGTAGAAAATTATAAGAAAGGTATATTTGCCGCTTTAGGAAAGTCGCAACCACCAATAACTGGAAACACTTTATCTAAAGAGAGTAGCACAGTAGCTTCAGCAATGAGAGAATCATCTTCACAGCCTCCCGTCATTGCATTTAGTGCGCCACAAACAATTAATAATGGCGGTTCAAGTGCGGCACCGCAAACAGTTGCGGCTGCTACAAATATTGATGCCTTAGAATTATTCTTTCAAGCAGCCGCAGGCGTAAGACCAATATAAAAACCCCGCACTAGGCGGGGCAAACTAAATTCTGAGGAAGTTTAGTTTATTGTTCAGCTAACGATTTGAAATAATCCAAGTCATCATCTACAGTTGTAGACACAGGAGCCTTCGCTCTTGTAACTGGTGTTGGCAATTCAACATCTTCTGCACGAATATTAGGAACAGCGTCACCTTCAAAACCAAGAACTTTATCAAGGCGAGCCTTAAGTTGTTCATATGGTTTGAAATGTTTCTTGTCCGTAAATTCTTTCAAAGAATGTTCTTGTTTGTAGATAGCTTCCAATTTGTCATCATCTTCAAACAATGCACCTTTGGCTGCAAACTCTGATTTGTCGTAGTTGCGATATCCCTCAACATTACGAATTTTCAATTTGAAGTTAGCACCTTCCCAAAAGTGAAATGGGTTAAGTGGTGTTTCATCAGGAAACACAGGATTCATCACTTCGGAAATCTTATCAAAGATTTTCTTTCCAAATTTATATAAGCGAACAGTGCCTTCATTTTCGGGATTGCTTGGGTCAGAGATAACATAGATATTCGCAATGTAACTCAAGCGGCGCTTTTGTTTACGAACGATTTCTTTGTTTGCTTCAATACCGGAATTCCACAATGTAGAGTTGTGTTCACAAACGGGGCACTTATCACCAACTGTAGTTAAACAGTTATCAATGAACCAACCGCCTGGTCCTTGAAAGCCGTGGTCAAAGCGGCGTACCCATGGAAGTGCATCATCACCATCAATAGAAGTATTTTCTGGTAGAAAACGAATAACAGCCATGCCGTTACCAGATTTATCTACAGTTGGAGCCCAGAATCGGGTATCATCTTTTGAGCCAGCCTCAGCAGATTGTGTGGTGGTCTCAATAGCCTTAGTGAGTTTTTCAAGGCTGTCGCGGTTGCGTTTTAGATTAGCGAAAGACATAGTATTTTCCTTTGTATAAATTGTATGCGTTGTATAAAATTATCCACATGATTCATTGTATCATGTATTTAGTTCAACTTCAAGTAGCTTTTCAAGCATCATTAAAGTATTACCAATTTCTTTATGAAGAATACCAATACCACCTGCCGCATTAAACGACTGGATAATATCTTGTGTATCATCAATAAGAATAGTGTTTGGTGTAGCATACTCAGCCTTGTGCTTACGACCGGGAACAACGTTCGCCTTTAGTTTGTCAAGACCATTGTTTTCTAACCAAACACGTTTTTGTCGTGCAACTTCATCATGGTATTTGTTACCACCAGAGGAAGTCAACAACTCAATCGGTACATTCGCTTCAAAGCAAAATGCAACCAATTCTTTACCACCAGGATACCAATCTAGCGTTTCAAATTGCTTTGTTGCTATGAAGTCATGCCAGTGTACATTAAATTCTTTTCGGTCACGCATTGAACCAGGTAGTTCTTTGTATAACTCAAAGTATCGGCGCTCAAAGTTACAGAGAACACCATCCATATCCAAATAAATCTTTTCAATCATTTCAATTCTTTCAATGCTATTTCACGAAACTTGTTTTTATCAAAACTCAAAAACGGAGAATATTTTATCCATTTTCTGTGTAGTAATGGCCAGCGAATGTCATCTGAGATTTTTCTTTGCCACATAGGAAGAAAATTCATCATTGAATTCAGTATGCACAGAGTTTCAGCCTGAATAACTTTTTGTAAAGTCATCGTCAATAATTCTGGATACTCACCATCAGTTTTTAATAAATCGTTTATGCTACCACTCTCACCAATTACAGAACAATCATTTTGAAAGTTATAACTCAATGCTTGAATGATTGCAAGTCTCTTTATATTGACTTCATCTGAACCATCTTCAAGCAAAGTACCTGCCCAACAATTATCATTGTGTAGAAAATTTGAGATAACAAAATCAACGTAGTCATTTTTACGATTGTTAAACTTGCGGGATAACTTGTAGAAATGGTACTTGTCTTTTCTTTTCTCAAATGTCTCTATGGTGATATTTGTTTTACCGTTGTACTTAAAAAAGTCATAGCCCGAGGTGAAATGCAATTTTAATACGTGATAGAGAGTGAATGCTTCATAACCAGTCATGCTATAATTATATCACAAATCAAATAGGAAGTCTACGTGTTTTTGGTAACATATTGAGTTCTTGTGCATCAATCTCAATCTTTGCCTTCAAGTCTTTGTTTACCAAACTAGAGGCTAATTCAATTTCCATACCAGTCATATTACAATACTCAATGATTGCTTCCATATAGTTGTAGTCGGTTTCTAGTACGAGTTTTTCAATCTCTTCCTGAAACTTGTACATTTCATCTTTTGTCGGCATTATTTTACAATCGTTTCATACAATTGTTCAAATTGTTCATGCACAGCAACTTCTTCATCATAGTTTTGTTTGTGATAAACTTTAACTAGACGATTCACAATTCGCTTTGGCAACTTCAAGTCTTCACAAATTTCTTTGATTGCTTCCTTGATAAAGTCTTTTTCGCCTTCCATGCGAATCATAGAATTGGAACACTCTTTCATAGCATCAAGCAATTTCTTGCGGTCAGCTTCACTAGAGATTTGATTAATACTAAATTGTTTTACAGCCATAATATACTCCTTAAACGAAACCCATTTTGCTACCAACTGTTTTGTTGGCACTTTGTTCAATCTGTTTGTTGAACACTTCTGCGATAGTCCAGCTATCACGCTTACCATCAAGTTTGACACCGATTTTCTTAGCCAATGCCTCGGCTTCTTTTTGTTTCAATGAATCAAAAGAAACAATATCAAAACAACGACCGGGGCGAATCAACGCAGGATCAATGTCGCGGATACTTGGCAAGTTAGTTGAGAAAATCAACTTCTTACCTTTTGTGGTAACAAGACCATCGCCAACGTTTAGGAAACGATGCATCATGGTGTTACCATCGCTACGTGCTTTCAGGAAGTTATCAGAATCTTCAAGCACCATCACACCTGTTTCATCTTCAATGAATCGTGCGAACAGATAATCTTTCTCCAGAATTGCGGCATCATATGTCACAATAGCAGAGGAGTTACTGTGTGCAAGAAGACCACGGATGAAAGTTGTCTTGCCAGTTCCTGGTGGTCCAATCAACAAGAGAATGTTTGCATTAGATTCCAGATAACGGTCATAGTAGTCGGTCAATGGCTCTTTGAGAAACGGATACATTTCATCAACAGGCAAACGATCCGCATTCAAAGGAACATTAACGCTATCGCCATTCGCACCATACACCCACTCAATGTATGATGTAACTTCTTCAAAATGTTTTAGAAACATGTCTTCAACATTTTCAATGAAGATTTTATCACCATAAGTTTGTGTGGTAATTGAATTAGAATTCACATCATAGCGAATGAAATTCAAACCTTCGGTGATGATAAGACCACTAGAACTTGTGAATTGAAGAATGTGGTCACCCTCAAATTCTTCTTCAATGAATTCTTTCCACTTTTGACGATTGCCATGCAATTTCAACTCCGAATTATGAGTTGAAATTTTCTTTTCTGACCGAGCATCAATCATTTGCATGTACAGCCAATCGCTGTAATCAGATGCGCCAACAAAAAATTTATCGTTTATACCTGTTTTCATTTCATTCATATTCATATCCGTTGCGTCATAAGTCCATGATTTCAAACTACGTTTTCTCCGTTTTCCTTTTGATTTAGAAACCCGATATTTCCTAGATGCACCTTCGCCGATTTGTGATGCGGCCAGTTTCAATTCTCTAAAAATTTTATCTACTTCACTCATTTTCTAACCGTGGCTGCGTAAGTTATACAGATTGCATTCATGTTTGTTTCATATGCACACTTAACAGAAACTGGATCAACACCTTTGGCAATAGCCGCTTCAATGTTTTTTGCCATATTGTTTCTGTCGTTTATATTATACATGAAGATACTTACAATAAACGTACAACAAACTATTGTTGCCGAAACGCACACCGTAATTAAGTTATTGTTCATTTTAAATGATTCCTTTGTTTCTGTCAATTTTGTCGCCTTTACTCTTGTAGAAAATATGCCTGCCAATTTGTTTCTCCCTTTTTAGTTTTGTCCAACCTGGATTCACATAATCAGCATGGTAATAAGTCGCACCGTTTGTTACATCGGTCATTTTTTCAAAATTCAAGAAAAGGTTTGTTGATAACTCTAAAATCTCATTATACAACAAAGTGTTCTTGATTGTCAATGTCTTACTGGTAAATGTGCTGTCACAATACCAAGAAAATTGGCAAGTGTTACCAGTCTTTTGCTTTACAACTCCGCATATGTCATTTGCATATCCAGACTGTACTCGGTTAAAGGTTACGAATGCTACAGCTTTCTTACCTTCATTTGGTTCATGCGCGGCTTCAAAATAAATGTTCTCAGCTAGGCATGTTACCTGTTTCTTTGCATCCATAGTGAGTGCATTGAATGTTGACTTCATCGGTAGAATGTTATGTGTATCAACATTCACTAATGATAATGACAAAATTATTGATGAAAAAATTATACTCAAAAGTATAGGTTTACTTCGCATCTGTTTCCTTTCTGTGTGTGAATGCCAGATAACTGGCATACCTCCAATTAGGATTTCTTAGAGACTTTTGGAGTTTCTATAGAAACGAAACCACTAAGAGAAACGAAACCATTAAGCACTTGTGCTTTGGCTATAATTTCTGTTTCGGAGGGATAAGGCGGAAAGCCTGGGTGTGGTGGCGGTGTCTCGCCTTTGATTTTTGCAGATTCACATTGCATGGACCAATCGTTACTGATTTGCTCACGCTTACCATAATAATCATCTGATAGCATTCCTTGTGCCATTTTTAATAGGTCAAGGCGTATCTCAAAAGGTGTCATGTTTGACATAGTTTCTCCTGTGTGTTAGTGTGTGTTAGTTTTTATTGAGAACTAACAAACTCTCATATTAAAATCCTACTGAGACTGTAAGTCCGACTGCACGATCCTGAATGTCTTGGTAGCTTTGGCTAACACCAACACCGACGGATACTTTGCTGATAACTGGCATATCATAGCTAACAAAGGCTACAGATTGTTTTGGATTTGCGCTATCCCAATTTACACGGGTCTTAGCGCCAGCCATGGCATAACCAGGACCAACTTTAGTGCCAGCGTTTGCGCCAACTAGACCATATTCATATGGTTTTGCACCAGCGCCGCCATTATCAAAACCAACGCCAACGAATGGGCTGATACCGAAAACTGTTTTACCTGCGGTAAGTTCCAAGCTATTGAACATAGATTGGTTGTCATTGGTACGAGCATTACGATTTTGTAATCCAAGATTCAAACCACCTAATGTAGTACCGGCACGGACATACTGTGCGATACTTTGTTTGTTACTTACACGGTCGGTAACTTGGTCAACACCATACGAAACAAAACCACCGGCTTGTGCGGCAGTTGCGATTGCAATTAAACTTGCGATTGCGATTTTCTTCAAAATAAAACTCCTTGTTAAAATATTGGTAGGTTATTCTGTTACGAGGAAACCTACCGAAACCCTAAGCCGAGTTTAGGCGGCTAAAGCAAAACTTTCGTCATTTGCATTTACGTTTTTTGCTTGATTAACGGTCATCGCCTACCGTGCTGTCCACGCATGTACTTGTTGCCCTGTCGAATCTAGGTCACCCCCATCAGAAACATATTAAGCCTCGGGACTCAAACCCGCTTGGTTTAAAAGATGTGCTTCACTCAATATGCTTTTGGTGGAGGTGGGGGGATTCGCACCCCCGTCCAGAACACTTTTCTCTTTGCTTCATACAGCAATAACACTAATTATAACACAACAAAACT